TACTTTACCAAACCGCCAGGAATACCATGTTGAGTTGCTTTTAACTGTTTCAACATTGGTAAGATAATCATTGCTAAAGTGTGATCCATACTCCAAGTATCCCACTTATCAATCTGAATTGATATTTTTCGTTTGCGTTTATTATGGATCCATTCACACAAATCTTTCACCCAAGTTTCACACAACCATTCACCAATCTTATAACAGGTATCTTCAGACGCACCAACTTTTTGAAGTAAATCAGCAATCTGATATGGTCCCCACCAAGTTTCGTATCGTCCGATAAATACTTTCATGATATCTCCAATAAAATATGGGAAGACGCAATCGCCTTCCCATCAGTCAAACTATTACTTAACTAGACCATCAGCAAGTGCGCGATAACCAGCGGCAATCACACGACGAGTCGGTGTGCCCAAACGAAACACTGGTGCAGTATGACCACTGTTAAAGGTCATACGATTACGATACACAGGGTAACCCTTGAAACGTAGATTTGAAGCCATAGCATCCATGTTAGCGATACCGAAACGAGTTTTGGCTTGACCTTCGGTGATACTACCGCCATTCTTAAGAAATGCTAATAGGCGTTCTGTTTTTGTCTTACGTTTAATCATTAAATACTCCTTATCAATTTTAAAAAAATACCACCGAAACTATTCTTTAGGTTGAACAGTTTCAGTAGTCTCCTGTGCTACTGGAGCCTTGGGATTAATCGTCTCATCAACTTTGCTATACAAATCTAGGAAAGCTGTTTTTGTTTCTTCATCGAAACGATTAATACATAAACGAACCGCACGCATACGATCTGGAAATAAACCATACGTGCGGATAATATGGACTAGACGACGTGTTGAAATTACTTCATCGATAGCATTTTCATTGAAAGTCTTACGAATTACTTCAGCCCATGCAATTAGATTATCAATGAACTTAATACCATCTGGACTAGAACCATTGTCCATAAGATATGACAATAAGATCTTACGTTCTACCGTAGTGTTAGGAAACTTTTGTTCGATAGTGATTGGGAAACGCTCTAACCAAGCATCATCAAGAATAGCGGCAGCAACATATCGACCATCATCCGAACCCTTACCTTTAGTGTTCGCTGTTACGATAATATTAAATCCTTCTGTTGGAGTAATCACTTCACCAGTTTTCTTTACGAAATATGGCTTACCTTCTAAAATACCTTGTAAGCACATAATCTTACCAGGATCTGCACGGTCTGCTTCATCGAGTAATAACACTACACCCAACTCCATAGCACGGAGAACTGGTCCTTTCATAAACTTGGTTTCGCCATTAATCAAACGGAAACCACCCATCAAATCATCTTCATCAGTTTCACGTGAAAGCTGAACACGAATCATTGGTCGCTTTACTTTAGCAGCAGCTTGCTCAACCATGAAGGTCTTACCGTTACCTGAAAGACCAGAAATAAACACTGGAAAAAACTGTTTAGATTCTATGATCGTTTCAACATCTTTGAAGTCACCGAACGCAACATAGTGCTTGTCAATCTTAGGAATTTGAGCATAAGCATGTTCAGATTCAATGTTAGGATTAAACTTTGCTGTTGCCGTAGGAATCGGCTTGACCATCGGCAATACCTTTGCAGTGGTTGCCATGTTTAATGTTTTCGGCAACTTATACATTCCACGTGAAACGCGATTGTCTTTAGTGATAAGAAAATTAGCATGCTTATATCCCAGCTTAACAGCATAGTTGCTAATATCACCAGCTGACACTTCAGCATTTTCACCAAATTTCTTAACCATTTCACCAAGAATAACGTCCTTGTTCTTTTCGGTAACACTCACATAATTACTATTCATCACAAACTCCCATAATATATTTGAATTAATATTATACTCTCAATTGAACCAATTGTCAATCATTACTTCTACTTTACAAATCAATGACTTATGCTGCTATTTTACTCACGAACTTGGATAACATCACTCGACTGGTAGATCTCTTTGTATTCGCCTTAATAAAAGCAGTCGCTAGTGAATTTTTGGTTTTAAATGCAGTATCTCCTAATAAAGTATCCGTTATTTCCATATCCTTACCGCCAGGAATAATATAATATTCACTGAAATTCATGTAATTTGTTAATTCAATATAATTTTGCGTTTTCAATTTCTTCATCATATCGTCAAGTTCATTATGAGAAATGGAATTTCCAGAACCGCATAAATATTTACTGAATTCATATTTAATATTGCTTCTAGAGTTTTCAATCCGATAACAGATAATCTTTGTATTAGTCGAACGCTTTAAACATTCTACAAAAGCAGCTGTTACTGCTCTATCGTTATCTTCAAATAATCTGATTTCACGCTTCGTTTTCATATCACGAATACATGCAATATGTTTATAACTCCACCTAACAGCAAACGCTTTAATGTATTCTTTTCCATTTTCTTGTGTTAAACGATATGCTCGTATAGGATCTGAGTCACCGTCAGTTAGAATGACTGTGCTAACAATCTGTGCATTAGTTTCTTTCTTAAAATCCGATATTAATTTTCTAGCTAAAATCAATGTATCGTTCAATGGAGTAGACTCTAACCATATCCATGTGTGACGATAAAATGATGACATATCATACATACTATTCCATCTTCTGATACTAGAGAAATTCAAAAACCCTTTAGCCATCTGAACAAATTCATCATTACGCATTTTTTCACTGAACAACTCTAATAATCTAGTGTCAGTAGAAATGCCAACTTGATTAAGATGTGTTGAAAAACCACCTTCGTAATCTTGATCTTTACCAAGATCAGGAAAATTCGTAACTGGGTTTCTTGGCTCTATACCACAATCAATCGCAATCCGCTTAACGGATGTCATATTAGTAAAGCCATAAACTCTATGAGGAATATTAATACGACGGCAAAATAAAGTCAAACATAATAATTGCTCTATAACACCTTTAAAATTATTATCCATAGAGCCAGACATATCCAAGAATAATACTAAACCATGATTCTTAGAATCTGGCATCACAGTGGTCTTACGGAAAACGTCATCAATTAATTTATATGCATGCAGTTTATTGGAATTGATCACGCCAGTCTTCGACTCACGAGAACGCACATACTGGTCAGCAGCTTTCTTAGTTTCAAACTCTTTGACTAGATAAGAAACAACTTTACCATTTTGCTGTAGAAAATTATTCCAAAGAACATTATTATATTTTATCGCATCATCTGGATTTAAACTAGATTCTTTTAATCTTGGACAAATGACAGTTTCAAAATCATTCTTAAAGAATTGAGCAACTTCCTTATGAGTATAAGTGAATGGCTTATAATCCATATCATATACATCATGATATACGATTTCTTTAGAATTAGGATCAATAATCTTTTGTGAGAAATTGCGTTCTAATTCTTCCTGAGTATCACTAGTGAATTCATCTTCAATTGCATCTTCCACCTCATCATCGAATTCAACATCTTCACCATTGAAAACATCACCATGTGCAGTAAATATTTTTTCTTCTTTTTTAATTTGCTCTTCTTCTAGATGATCATACAGCCTATAACTGATATCAATAACATCATTGAACGTAATGGCATTTTCAATTTCATCAAGAATTTCTTGTTCTTTATCAGTAAAATCTAGATCTATTAATGTGCCAACTTTAAAGTATAGATTTATTTTATCAATGAATTTTAGATTATTGACCACCTTATCTTTAAGACCGAAAAAATCTTTATCTAATAATTCTTGATAACCAAGAGTAAAGTCGCGACGTAGACCAGGATATTTAATCTTGATCTTACGTTCGATACGTGCATCTTCAACGACATTAACAATATTCTTTAAATTTTCTTTAGAATATTTGTCATCTTTTGTATCAAACAACTGTTCTAATCCAGATAATGGCGTATATAATGCATGGCCAACTTCATGACCAACCAACATGTTGGTCAGTTCTTCACTGGTATCTACCCATATTGGTAAAGTCAATATCCGATTTTCCACATCAAATGAAGCTGTGGGCACTTTACGATGCTCAACTATAAGATCCTCAGAAGCCAGTAATTTTGCTAATTTATCTATCATTTGAATTCCATTTTAGTCTCAGTGATGATATTATACTCTCATTTGAACCAAAAGTAAAGCATTATTTCTTTTCTATATAAATCAACTACTTAGCGTGGCTCTTTCTCTTACTTATAATTAGTTTCTTTTTGGCTTTTTCTACATGAAACTTATTTGCTCTCTCTGTATATACGACTCCCTGAAGATGATCGTATTCGTGCAGAAATATCCTAGCTGTATATCCATCAAACTTAATTGTATCTGTTATATTATTAGTTGTAGTATAACGAACACGAATAGCATTTGGTCTACGAACTTTAATAAACAATCCAGGATAACTCAAACATCCTTCCTCATACATTTCCTGATCTCCGAAAACATCTACGATCTTTGGATTAAATACAGGTATGATTGATTCGTGATCCATTGGATTGCCTATGATAAACATAGAGGTGGATATACCACACTGAGGAGCAGCTAATCCGATGCCTCGATTTTCACACATAACATCACGCATAGCATCAAACAATTCAAACGGATCTACTATTGGATTATCAAAATCAAATGCATCAGTTGATGTATGTAATACTGGATGATCCTGCGACACTAAAGATAACTTCATTGTTTCCCTCCAACACTTTCTCGTTGAATATCATTATGATTAAACTCTGCCCAATACAACTCAAATGCTAGCGTTTCTTCTAACGCTTTAAACTGATGATACTCACCAGGAGCAACTGCAGTAAATTCGCCAGGATAAAGTATCGTTGAATCTACTAAATCGTAATTGTTTTTCCAAACTAAAATTTCTAACGCACCACTAACAACATAGAATCCATTCCACTTAAATGAATGCTTATGTTTACTACAGTATGTATTTGGTTCTATATCAATTCTATGGAATTCCATAGCACCATTAGCGTGTATTAATTCAGTCGTTCCCCAAACTTTACCTGCTTTCATAATCACCCCTATTGTTCGTATAAAATATTACCAGAAATAGATATTCTATATTCATCGCTCGTGTAAAAAGGAAATACTCCATGCTGTAAGAACGCAGGAAATATAATCATATTATGCTCTAGCGTTTTATCTACAGTTATATTATACTGATGACATCCACCTTTGGTTAAAAAATTAGGATAGTTAAAATAGAATATACCAGCAGCATTCGTATTGCCTTTATTGAGATGTGGGAGTTTACGTTCTTCTTCAATATCATAAGGGATTTTATGCCAGATAACAAAACTTAATTCACCACCATGTGTGTGTAGAGGATTGTGTTCGTATTTCTTTTGAAAATTAACCCAGACATCTTTAGAGTTATTAAACTTTCCAATATAATGCCGTTTACCTGATCTCTGATCAGCTCCCCAGTTATTCCAGTAAGTTGGAGCAACAACAGAGATAAGATCGTCTATAGCATTTACGCTATCTCGTAACAGGTATTCATGCTGAATAGCACCAGCTAATGTATTATTGTATGGAGAACAGTTATGAAAATTAGAATCAATCATATGATTCACTTCGTTATCAATAATTTTCGTAACTTCTTCTGGAACTTTACATGAGATATATCCCATCATGAAGATACTGCTAAATGAAATGTCTATGCTATTTGTCATTTCGCTATCCTAGAGAAATTCTTATACTTTTCAAATCGAATTATACTTCTAAACTTATCTTGAAGTATATCACCCTTGTGAGAAATTACAAATACATTAGCATCTTCTAACGCATGAATTAACTTCAAGAATTCCTCACAACCATTAGCATCTAATGATGCATCAAATACTTCATCTAGTATTAATAGATTTGTATTAGCACTATTCTTCATCCTAGCAATAGTTCTCCACGTAAAGAGTAATGCTAAATCGATACGCATCTTTTCACCTTCACTGAACGATTCATAAGTGAAGTCGTCCCTGTGTCGAGATAAGATACGTTCTTCAAACGCTTCATTCAATTCAAACTTAACAAAGAAATCCATTGAAGCCAGATACTTGTTAATAAGAGTATTCATAATTGGAATATATTGCTTTATGATCTTAGACTTAATACCACCATCCTTAAGAATCAATGTAGCTAATTCAAATAACTCTTTTTTGTTTAAGAGATCTTTCTTTGCGGATAAGAGTTCAGCCTGTCGCTCGACAATTTCGCTAATCTTCGTGTTCGTTTCATTATCAATATAGATCTCGGAATCTGAGATTTGTTTTTGTAAAATACTAATCTCACGTTGGTCTTCGCGTATAGAACTTTGCATAACAGTAGATATATTGAGCTGTATATCTTGGATTTTCTTTGTAACAGTAAGAATTTCCTGGCTGCGTGTTTCGCGCTGACTGATTTTTTCGGTAAGTGTAGATAGCGCATCGCTAATCTGTTCAAGCGTAGTTTTTCTTTCAGATACTTTTGCGGTTTTGATTTCTTCACTAATAGGCTGGGTGCAAGTTGGACAGTTATCATTTTCTTCATAAAATTTTATAACCTTCTTAGCTTTGGTTTGTTTACTTTCTAAGTTGGATTCTAGTTTTAGGAGATCATTTAATTTCTCAGAGTTGCTGTCTTTATCTTGCACGCTGAGCATCAGTTCATCAATTTGTTCTTGACACTTTTGAATAGCGCCAGTAGTTTGTTCTATCTCGAGTTGTAAATCTTTAATTCTATCATTAGTTAATCGAACCATCTCTTCACGTTTTTGTCCATCACGTTTCTTTGACTGCTCATGCAATTCTAATATTTCTGCAGAAGTATTCAACTCATTTTGTGTTGAAAGCATATCCTCTTTGTTAGAAGAAACACGTTCTTTTAATAAAGAAGACATGGAAGAAAATATACGGATATCCAATAAATCCTCAATCACTTCCCTACGGATACCTGTAGGTAGCTGCATGAATGGAACAAACGAAGAAGAACCTAATACAACAATCTGTGTAAAGGATTTCATGTTTAATCTTAGAATATTCTTTTCTAGATATTCTTGATAATCCCTACTAGCAGCATCTTGGTCGATGAGAGTATCGTTCTGATATATTTCAAAGACGTTTGGTTTTATTCCGCGAACAACTTTATATTGATGGTTATAGACTTCAAATTCAACTTCAACGATAACGCCATTACCATTAATAGAATTAATGAGTTGGTCTTTTTTAATTTTACGGAATGGTTTTCCATATAATCCGTAACACAGTGCATCCAATATAGTAGATTTCCCAGCACCGTTTTCACCAACGATAAGCGTATTGGATGTTCTATCTAATTGAACTTCAGTGAAAGAACTTCCTGTAGATAGAAAATTTTTCCAACGTGCCTTTGTAAATTTTATCATTCATCAAATTCCATTGCGAGTGATTCATTATATAACGATTTCATTAACTTGTCAAGATCTTTTTTATTGACATTAGTTTCTAAGTTGTCGATATACTTAGATAATATTGTCAGAGTATCCTCAGCTTCATTTGCTAAGTCATCGGCATCTACTGAATCTATATTATGATGGTCGTCAACAATACTTACATCTAAAGGACTGACTTCATATAGTTTATTGATGAATAAATCAAACCAATATGGATTAGTTTTATTTTGAACAATAACCTTAACATATGATGATGTTAGTTTACTGAAATCTTGATTAAGAATATCATCTAGCTTCTTACTGCTATCATCATACCAAATTTTATGGAACATACTATTTGGATTACGAATAAACTCTAGTTCACGTGTTTCAGTATCGAATATATGGAATCCGCGAATATCATTATAATCTGACCAAGTGATTTCATACGGAGTCCCAACGTAATGTATATTTCCTCTATGAGACTTAAGGTGAAAGTGACCAGAGAATACTAAATCAAACTTATTAAAGTATGAAGGATCAAATCCATCATGCGATAATACATCCTTATACATTCCAAAACCTTTTATCTCGAAATGTCCGAATATGATTTGAGATTTAGTGTTTTTCATCTGAGTCATACACTCAGCGTAATTTGAACTGTTAATCCAAGGCATCATCATAACATCACAACCGTCTAGAGATAACTCTTTTGGTTCGGAGTATGAATACACACCTTCTTGTGTTGAAAACAGTTCTTCCATAGAATTAATGTCATTGGTATTTTTATACGGAACATCATGATTACCAATGATAACGTGCAACTCTACGCCACGAGAAACGTGATTACCAATAAACGATCTGAGTTTATTGAGAGTAATATAGTTGATAAACTTTCTACGATCAACTATGTCACCGAGTTGTATAGTGGTTTTAATACCACGCTTATCTAACTCTGGAAAATAAACTTCATTGAAAAATTTATCGAAATAGACCATAAATTCATGGCTATCATTTCTTGCGCCAAAATGCAAGTCACCAAGTATCGCTATTTTCATAATTAAACTTCAGCAGTCTTTTTCTTTTTTTGCTTTGCTTTCTTTTCAAATTCAGCCATGAATGTTGACATTTGTTCTTGTGACCATTCACCGTATTGAATTTCATCCTTAACACGCATGTTCTTATCTTGATCTTGATACGCTGATGTTTCGTGGTTCATATTAGCGTTTTCAATAGCAGCATACTTAGTGTATAGATATTTCTTTTCCTTTTGAATTCTACGAATGAACGCAAAGTAAATAATCTGAGTGAAATATGCGAATGGATTTTTATATTTGTATGGATCAAAGTTGCCAATGTATTGAAGGCAGTTTTCGATACCATCAGATATCATTTCTTCTCTAAATGTATAATTAGAAAAATTAGGTTTATATGCTAAGTGTGTGGAGATTTTCATAATACACTCACCAACATAATTGGATACCTGTGGTTTTGGTTTTCCATTTTCAATTGCCTCATTACACGCAATCTTATATTCAAGCATAGCAGCTTGTAATTTAACATTATCAACGTAGTGAGGTTTTGCTTTCGCTTTAACAGTCATATATCAACTCCATATCAGTGTATTAATTTACTATTTGTATTTGCAATCAAAAGACTTTGTAGTTCAGGATTAGCTTGAATCTTTTCATAGAGCGTATCCATATCTTCACTCATCTGTTCATTATGATTAGATTCTTTGTATAATTTTTCGTAGAGTATACGCATAGATTCTGGGACTTCAGAAGCAGCAATCACGTTATATTTATTCACGGAAACTATCTCTCCCATAATCTCATCTATGGGAATCCATGGTATGATACCAGTGCTAATGGCACGTGTAGACATATCTCTTGAAAAAATAAACTTTAATGGATATGCAAGATGAAACGAATCTTCATCCTCATCAATTACAGAGGCAACTATATCATCACCGCTGACTAGTTTAAAATATAGAATTTCGCTCATCGGATTCGCCTTTCAATTTGACTGTGTATATCTCATAAGGAAAGGATTCTTCGTTATACATTTTAACCCTTTCTATGAGATGATTAAGAGTGAAATTCTTTTTTCTATTTAACGTCAAATCATCCGATATATCATAGAGTTTACATTTATTTTTTGTATCGCTTACTCTAAGACCACGTCCAATAGATTGTAACGTCCTTATCCTACTTTTCGTAGGACTAGCAAATATAATATTGTGCAAATTACGGATGTTAATACCAGTGCTGAATGTTCCGTATGATGCAACTATAATATTATCAGTAGTCCGTTCAACCAATTTCCTAATGTCCTCACGAGTTTGCGCTTCAACCTCCCCACTTACGAAATGAACATTTTGCGCTTTCTGACTTATCATTTCGTATAATATCTGTCCATGCTTTTCAACAAACGCATAGAGAATTAATGTATTACCTTTAAGAGATACTGCAAGATTGCGAATGAACTTATTACGTGCCTGATTGGCTATAATATATTGTAATTCTTCTTGATACGTTCGTTCTTTTAAGTTCTCTTTTACATGCTTCAATACAATAACTTTAATCTTGAGTGATGCTAATTTACCAGAATCAATAAGATCGCTGGTGTATATAACACGTTCTATCTTACCAAACAATCCTTGCAATACCAACTCATGCACCTCAGCACCGTCTAGCGTTCCAGTCATACCGAATCTATACTTTGTTCCAGTCATCTTAGACATGATGCTAATTAAACTCTTTGCCTTAAACTGATGAGCTTCATCGCCTATGACAACATCGAACTGAGAAAGAAAATCCGCAGATACGTTCATCATTGATTGCCATGTAGAAACAGTTATCATAGCGCCAGTTTTCTTTTCTACACCAGCCATAACTCCATGAACAACTTCAGTGTAACCGTAGTCTTGAAAATCTTGTATCAACTGTGTTACCAATGAAATTGTAGGAACAATAATTAGCGTCTTACTTTCATACCAGCGTGTAATCAAATATGCGATTAACGATTTACCACTAGCAGTAGGGGATATCAACACTGCTCTTCTATTTCTAACAGCTGTAGTAAAGGCACGCATCTGATGTTCATGTGGAACAACAGGTAGATTTAATCCTTTAATAAACTCATCAGCTTCAGTTAAAGATATTTCATCACCGTAGAGTAATTCGTCTGGTATCTCACAGTCATACTCACGATCATTCGCAAACTTTTCAATTAAAGAATACAGTCCAGCATACGTGGTATTTGTTCTTGAATTTAATAAGCGAACCTTGCCATCCCAGTGTCTACTCCTGAATGATGGCATAAATTTTGCACCAGGAACATCAAATGTAAACTGTTCCGAAAGTTCTTTTGTTATATATTGTTCACATTGTATCTTAATCGTTACTTCATCAAGTTTGTGAATTATGATATCTGCGCTCACATTCCTCCGACAGTCAATCTACGCCAATCAATTGCATTTTTAATTTGATATCCTCTATTGTTAATAGACTTAACAATTTCTTCCAACGCCATAACTTTAACTTCTTGTGCAGATATCTTAGCGTCAATATCAATAACCAATTCATCAGTTTCAATGTTAAACATAATTTCATTCTTTAATGTTTTGCCCAAGAACTGTTCTTTATTCAAGAATTCTAAATCTTCTTGAGTAGCTGAACCAGAATAAAATGTTTTTAATTTACCAACCAAGGTGCGTCTTTGTGATTGGAATCCACGTAGACGTATGCGCTCATCCGATAAGAACGAAAGATACTTACTATGTAGATTAGGGATACGAGTGCTCTCAATATCTAAATTGAGATCATCGATTTTTGTGTCTTCTTTCCAAGACTGGATTATTTGATCTATTTTCATAATGATATCATTATATACTAATTGTTAATAAAAGTAAAGCACTATTTCAAATAATTTTAAATTCTCTCTATCTTATACCTTCTGTAACTAAATGTAGCTGTTGCTTCAAGATAATCTACATCTCCACCAGTAGAGTCAAACATTAATTCAGTAAGGTCTATTGGAAACAAATCCATAAAGAATATGTGAATTGATGAATTCTTGTTACTATTCTGAATTGTTAATGTGCCATCAGAAACGAAACTAGAAGCAGTTCCTATTTTACGAATTGGACTTGGCGATGAGGCAGACAATTCTCTGCTTTGATTAAAGTCTTCGGGATGTCCCATACCTACCATCCAATCATGGATTTCAAGATAGTTCTTAAAATCTTCATCGACTCGGAAACGAATTGGCAATTGACTATATGCCAATTTATCTCCCGGACGATTGATATATCCAAAAGGTGTGGAAGTTTGAGCCACACCTAATGATATTGATGGTAACGCAACGTTCTGACAAAAATAGTTGACGTTTGGTAACTTCTTCACTGTGAACCGAAAACCTAACGATGAAAGATAGTTTAGATTAGTCGGTTGATTATCAGATACGGACATAATTTATCCAGATTCAAAGAAACTATTTAGGTGTTCTTTTTGAACGAGGTTTTCTAACTGGTTTTGTTGGAGCGGGAGTTTCTTCAACGGGTTGTGTAACTGTCTTAATTACATCAATCGCATCTTGTTGCTTTTGTTCTGCTTTAATGAATACTCGAGCAATAAGACCTAATACACCCCAAGATAAGAAACCAATAACGCCACCAGCAAATAAATGAAACTCTATTGTATCAGCTAATTGAAAGTAATCTAAGAATACGCCAGCACCTATGATAGCACTAGCAGTTGATACACCACCACGAATAGTTGCATCCATGATAGATTTTGGTTTTAGAAATGCCATGAAAGTTAATCCTCCTGCTAATCCACCGCAAGCTGAAGCAATTTTACTGAGTAGATATGTTGTTACGCCCATTTGCTATTTCCTTAAAAAAAGAGGGGAGTCGAAACTCCCCTCAATACTACCAAAACATAATTATTATTATAATTTGATATTACATCAAGTTTGTAACTTGAACGAATCTGTAGTATTTGTTACCGTCACCAGAACCCAAACGAGCAGGGATTCCGTTAGCGTCAGTGGTAGCAAAAGGATTCGCAACCATTCCGTAACGTGTCTTGAAGCCGATCTTTGGTTGGAATGTATCTTGACCAACCGCACGAACCATTTGCAACGGAACGTATGGGCAGTAGAACAAACCAGCATCGAACGCTGAAGTTCCCTTGTATCCAAGAGTAAAGTATTGCTTACCTGTGGATGAAGCGAAATATGGATCGATGTAAACCTTGATACGACCATTGAGAACACCAGCAAATGTATTACCAGTATCATCAACATTCAAGTTGGCTGAAAGAGCTGGGGTGTAATCAAGAACACCAGCCATTTGCAACGCTGAAGCGACGTCTGAAGAGCAAAGTAAGATGTTACCTTTACCACGACGTGTAGCTTTAGCAATCTGATTAGCATCACGTTCGATTTGGAACAACAAGCCTTTAAACTTCTCAACCATCCAACGACCATTTGAATCTGTGTCTAAGTTGAATGTTCCAGCAGAAGTTGTATTTTCTTGAGCACCAGGAGTTGCTGAGTAGTTAATTGTGCGAACAACTTCACGATTAATCTCGGCAAGAATTTCAGCAGCAAGAATGTTTGACAATTCGGTTTCAGCGTCAAGACCATGAACAGCTTTCAAGTCTTGTGCCAATTCCATTGTGTATTCTGCTTTTAAAGCACGGCTAACCGCAGTAACAGCAACTTTCTCGATTGAGAATGCCATTTCTTGGAAAGCATTTGCTGAACCGTCGCCTAGAGCTTCAGACTGAGCAGTTGTCATACCTGTTTCAACAGTGTATCCTGATCCAGAAGCGCGAGATGTAGGATCTGTTCCTGTGTGACCAGTTCCAGAAGAAGCATTAGCAGCTTGACGAGAAGCTGTGTTACCAGCAGCTGAAGCTGAGAATGTGGTATTGGCTTCGTTGAAGAGAGCCTCTGTGCCAGATTGTGAAGTGTAGCGTGAACGCATTGCGAAAATCAAACCAGTAGGACCTGTCATTGGTTGAACACCGCAGATGTCGTAAGCGATAAGATTAGGCATTGAACGACGAACCAACGAGATCAATACTGGATCAAAAATATCGATTGAACCAGCTGATGCTGTTGAGCTTGAAGCGCCCATAGCGTTTGTAGGAGCGGTCTCACCAAGGAGTGATACTCCGCGATAACCGCCTGAACCCATTGCGTCCTCTCGTGAAGCACGCTCTTGGTTTTCTAGCAACTGAGCAACTACTGAACGACGATGTGACCCTTTAACTTCTGCAAGATCAGCATGATCAAGAACAGGCTGCCACTTTTTAATAAGATGTTCTGAACTCATTTTCTTTCTCCTTCTCCTTACGGAATTGTATTTCTTCTATGGCTATTTATAAAATTATTGCTTCTTGAACGTGCGACTGATTGCTTCTGAATACACTTTCATGGGACCAGCAGCTTCAGTAAGTTCTTCAGTTCCTACTGGCTCATCATCCAAACCTCTATTGCTTTCAGTTACTTCAGTCTGCTCAGCAAAATAGCTTTGGCGAATGGTTTCAAGTTTTTGCTTGTAGGTTTCGCTGTCACTATACTCAACAGCTTCTGCAAGAGATTCGAACTTAGCAATTTGTGTTTCGGTCAATCCTTCAGATACCTCGACAAATGCAATTTCACGTTCGAACATTTCAACTTTTTGTTTCATATCAACATTTCGTGTAATCTCTTCGTTGACGGCAGCTTCAAGTTCTTCAACTCTGTTAGCTAATTCATCTACAACGTCAACTTTGCTTTCAGGGATCTCGATATAGTGCTCTGTAAATAAATCACGCAACCCTGTTAAGAAGTTTTCTGTGATCTCGGCTCTTAATCCAGATTCGATTGCAACTTTATTATCTTCCATGAACTGCTCAACGACATAGTCCATATACTCGTCAAGTTTCGCTGTGAATCCTTCTTGGATTGAAGCGATCTGTTCATTTAATTCTTTTTCTGTTTCTTCAGCAATCTGAACGAGCTTTTGATTTACTGAAGAAATAACTGCTGTTTCAAATATTTCGGTGGCTTTCTGTTTGAACTCTTCTGAAAGATCCGAACCTTGAAACACAGCACTGATATCTTCTTGAATATCGATATCTTGTCTTGAAATTGTTTTAGGCATAACATTTACTCTTTCATTAGGGGTGTAAGACTCATTATAATCTTTTTGTGATTTTTTAATATCGGATACAGAATGATGAGCATTACCAGATAGTTTCATTAATGGGGCGCCACTTGCACCTTCTTCTGAGGTGTGTAATAGTGTAGTTTTTCTACCTTTTGGAGATGTGTGATACCAAATTTTATGATGACCATTATCATCTTTATACTCATGGTCTGGTTTATGTGTATCAGCATGTTTGTTATGTGCATTGCTAGCTTCATCTGAATCGCCAACATCTACCGCTTCAAATACAATCGTTTCTGCAACTTCTTTGGTGCCTTTAGTCATCATGGCTTCGATATCTTCTTTTTTCATTTTAGACATCTTGGTAACCATTGCGCTGATCATAGCAACTTTAGTTTTAAGACCGCCAGAATTGCCTTGCATAGTTGGTGATTTCTCACCGTTATCTTTACTACCATTCGGCATTGGGGTATTAATACCTGTTGCGTCAGGAACTTCAGCATTTACACCGTATGAAGACTTCTTGGCTTCATCCAGTTGTTGATCTTGAATACTCATCTGTTTTCTCCTCACGTAGATTTAAATTCGTATCGTTTATTTATAAAAATGAAATAGCAACTAGCACTATTTGCCAGATATTTTATTAATGAACTTAGAAAAAGTAGCAATTGCTGCCTCTTCTGTTAGTTTACGAGCAGCAGCTTTGTTGATTTCCTTCTTCATTTCTGCAATCTCATTTTCTTTAATAATACCGTTATCCCAGATCCACTCTTTACCTTCCATGATACCTCTAACGAAAGCGTCCGGAGCTGATGGATCTGCTACAATATCAGCAGGAGTTGCAAGATAAAAGTCGTCTTGAACTTCCATGATACCATTTCTTTGCTTTAAAGAACCAAGTCCACGTGATGAAACGCCTAATGTTGCGCCCTCTTGCATTAAACTTGATACAATATTACCATACGGAGTATCGGTAATCTTAGCTCTACCAATGAAGTTATCGCCTTCTTGATAGAGGTCTTTAATCATATGTGAGACACGCTCTAAATTCATAGTCGGTCCAGATGGATGACCTAATTCACCATATGCACGATTCTTGTCAATGTATTCTGTCTTATAGCGAGAAACTTCTCTTGCAAGAGTTTCAGTTCTATATGTTCTCTTATTCTTATTCTCGCGATTACCTTGCATGAAAATACCTTCGATGAAATAACTTTTCTTTCCATCGGGAGCATTCTCAACGAGAACTTTAATATCTTCTGTAACTTCGCAGATCAGTTTCATATAATATCCTTAGTAAATTGATCCGCCAGTAATGGCTGAAATCTTATGCAGTTTAACAATAAGAGTAGCAGGACCTGCTCCAGTTTTCGTTATAACTAAATTGGCTTGAGGTTCACCACCAGCAGTGTCGATTAATCTACCATCATTCAATTCCCAATCATCATTACCGCACATAACTGCAACAGTATTGCCGCCACGTTTGATTGTGTAGAACACACCATTGCCGCTTGATAATGCTAAACCAACGATATTCATTGATTGAACAACTTCACCTGCAGCATTACAACCAAGAGTTACGTTTGAATTGTTAAGATACCAAGCACCACCACTACCTACATTGATAGTGACATAGCCATTTTTTCTATTCTTATTAGTGATTACATTTTGTGCCATTATGCCACCTTAACATTTTTGTCAGCAAAATGCAATACCTTCATGAAATTCACAACGTCTCTATTCATTTGTGATTTCATCTTATCTGCATTGTCTGGTGTTAGTTTATTGTATAGTGAAAGAATCTGACCTGCAGACTTAGAATTAAGTTGCCCAGTTTCACCATTCTTGAACTTTATAACGCCTGATTTGTTAGATGTTGATAGTGATCTAAGACTAGACATAACATCTTCATTCATTTCGATGATTTCAACTTGCTCAATTACTTCTGTAGGATCAGTGATATTTGTTGCAGTTTTCGCTTTCATATCACCATTCTTTAGATTGTCTCCGCGATTGCCAGGAGTTTGTTTCATCTTCTTATCTGTATCTTTGATATTAGATGAACCTTGTGTAACTGGATTTGTTTCTCCAGGAACACCTTCATGCTTTGCAGGACCAGTAGTTGCAACAAATTGCTTTTCATTCGCATTCGGATGAATAGCTTTATCAAGACCTAAATCATTGACGAATTCTTGTTCGTTATCCGTTCTTCCTGCAAGAGCAGCGGATTCGTGATCTCGTGTAGCTTCTTGACCTTTAGCTTTTTTTACCGAAACATTAAGCCCAGCATATTCTTTTGCTGCAGCTTCTCGTAACGCTTTAAATCTCTTCATCTTCATTTGAACTTTCTCCTTCAGCGGATCCGCCAAATAATCTTCCAGCGACTCCTATTTTTTCTATGTCTAATCTGTCGCTTAAACGAGATAATAACTCTTTTTGAATAGAATCCCTAAATTCGCTTGGATTGTCATTTGATAGTGATTGTATTGCTAATGATATATTATCCATATATGTTCTCCATTGTTATCATCTATTTATAAATTATTTTCCTTTAAATACCAATGTAGGAGGAGTAAAATTCCCTGCGTATCTAGCGTATCCCTTAGTGATACGTAAATCATCCATATAGCCAATAAACTTTGCCCAGTTTTCTGAAGGAGCTCCAGCAAACGTGAATGCTGTAGCAGATATATTATCAGAATTGGTTAAACTGGGCGACAATGCTGTGCCATTAAAATAAATCTTTGATACTCCTGAACTTCGAACTGCTGCTACATGTGTCCACGCATTTAATATAGCTCCATTGCTATAATAATTATTAGCTGAAGTTCCAGTAGAATAACAGTATATACCTGCATATACAATAAGCATTACTCCACCAGTGGGATACCAACCCGTGCTTCCTAATGTAAAGATATGATGATCAGAAGCCTGAGTATCATACATCCAAAACTCAATAGTAAAGTCT